CACCAAAGGTTTGAACACCTGCAGACATACCCACAGCACAAACATCCTGTGTCATAGAATTATAGGAAGGTGCTCCTGCGGTTGGTGGTGAACTTCTTATGTCTGAATTTGTGGTGTTGTTGGTTGTAGATGTGGATTCAGAACCTGACTGATACGTAGTTGTCGATTCAGAAGTATAACCGCCTTCTATCGCAGTGTTACTGCCCGAGACGTTCGATTGGGTTGAGCCTGCATAGGCGTTCGTTGAACACACCAATAGTGTCATGATTAAAAACGTATATAGATATTTCATTGTCTCTCCTAGAAACAATTCATTTTATCTATTTCAGCTGGTTTCCCGTTTTTAAAGAACCATACATAACTAGATACAACGTTACCTTCATCGGTAACGACACATTTTTGGCCTACCGAACAGGCGCTCAATGCAAATAGTAATGCTATTACTAAATAAAATTTATTCACATGCCTCACAGTCTTGAGTGCTGTCGATAACGACACCACCTTCAAAGGTTTTATCTTCTGCTCTTTGTCCACATTCACAGCCATCACACTTACAATCAGCGTGATCCGCTTCTATGCAATGGCACAGGTGGTTACATTTTTTGCAGAATCTATCCATCATTTTTTTCTTTTAGGTAATCCACTTTTGATCCACTTTATATACTTAGTCCATGGCCAACAAATGGTCTCTATAATTTTTTTAATCATCCTTGGTCTCCTCAATGTTATAGAAGAAGTTATCACTATCTTCTGTTTTCCACTTACGACTATCTTCTACATTCCATTCACTGGTCTGAACTTTCCAGTCGAACGGTATTTCATCCCTCACCGTGAAGGATGGTATGCTCCAGATTAGTCTATTATTTGGCTGAGCCGCATAATTGCCATTATCTAATGCCAATATATGTGCGCACTTATGTTCGTGCGGAATTTCGGAATGATCCGTATCTACTATATTACTCTCTGGGTGGCCCCAGTCAATAGTAAAAAGATAGGCACCTGCATACCATTTCTTATCTTTTCCTATAAATTTACCGGATTGCCCGTCTAGAATATCGTAAGAAGTAACAGCAGGATAATAACTAAAACAATTCCATAGCTCCAGCTCGTCAAGGCGCATCCTAGGAACCTTTTCGGGTTTGAATCCTCGTTGAATAAACGCACTAATCGGCAATCTATAGAAGACAGCACCATTTTCCATAATTGCATGAAAGAGTATAGGACGCCCTGTAATCGATGCAATACCAAAAATAAGGCATTCTTCCACTTCTCCATGATGAGCTTTAAGATCATAGAGATACTCTCTCCTGATTTGTGCATAAGTAACAGGAATGTTTGCGTTTAAGTATGCCATCCAACATAAAACCCTATAGTGCTGCGATTATTAAAATTACAACAACGATACCTGCACCAATTACAGCTTTTCTGTTATTTTTCCACAGGTCTTTTATTGCTTCTACTATCATTTCCATAGTTTCCTCCTAATTTGAGACGAGTATATTATATATTTCTGCGTCAATTTCAATTTTATTATCTTCATTTCTTATAAATAAAAGTTCTTCAATCCTTTTCATTAAAAGTAGCTTTCATCAATTTCCTCTTGGTTGCCATTGTCAATACTACCCCAGTTTGAACCAAATTCATAATCTACCTCATTAGGAATGTCTAATGGAATAGCTTCTTTCATAATTTTTATAATTTTACTTCTTTGAGTCTCGTTACCCTTCTCAACAGAGATATCTAATTCATCGTGAATTTGAAGCATAGGAGTAATACCTTCTTTGTGCAAATTAATCATTGCTTGCTTGGTCATATCCGCTGCAGAGCCTTGGATTAATTTATTTAAAGCTTTATAGGTAAAGGCTCTTTTCATATTTCCAATTCCAATCTCTGTTTCTGCTTGTTCAAATGTTAAAGGCTTGTGTATGCCAAATTGCTTGGGTTCCCACATATCAAAACGACAATATCTACCCCCTAACGTGCGTATTTTTCCTATTTTTTGGGCTCTATCCATAACATTTTTAATAAGTTGTTTTATGAAAGGAACTTTTGAGTGATAATTTTTTAAAAACTCTTTTGCAACTTCGTCATTATCAATACCTAATTGTGTTTGTAATTTTGCCTGTCCCATTCCATAAAATAAGCCTAGATTAATTGTTTTGGCTTCTGCGCGGTCAATATCAGCAATGTCCGCAACAATTTGATGAAAATCTGCGCTACCTTGCCTATATTGTTCTACAATATCACCAATTCCTGTCACTCCTTTAGTTTGTAAAGCAAAATGCACAACTAATCTTGGTTCTTGTTGTGAATAATCAAAGCATCCCCATTCACATCCATCTTCAGGAAGAAAGATAGATCTTATCCCCAATCCCTTGGCAGAATAATTTGGAAGCTGTTGCAGATTAGGGTGAGAATAACTTAATCTTCCCGTCACAGTTCCCCCTTGATCCCCTCTTAATTGATGAATATCAGAATGAATTCTTCCTTTGTAAACAAAATTTCTAATTGAATGGAGAAATGTTTTCTTTAATTTATCTGTTCGTCTTGCTTGGGCAATGCTTTTAATGACAAGGTGTTTGCACTTTTCTAAAGAATTTTTCGTAAAAGATGGTGCGTTTGTCTTCTCTGTTCTTTCATATTTAATACCTAATTTATCGAATACTTTAGCTATACTCTTGGCAGCCCATATTTCAGGGACAATACCTGTAGCATCTTTAACTCTTTTTATACATTTGTCATAAGTTGATTGTAGTTTTTTCTCAAGAATATCAAGTTGATCCTCACTAATTCTTACACCTCTCCATTTCATGTCTACTAGGCATGGAAAAACTTGTTGTTCCAAAGAAATTACTGCGTATAAATCTTGTAGATTAATTTCTTTCTTGAGTTCCTGCCACAAAGCTAAAGTTATTTCAGCATCTTTTTCTGCGTAAGCTCCTACATACATTGCTGGAAGTTTGTACATTTCTGCTTTTGGATCTAAACCCCACTCCTTTGCTGCCATATTTAAAGCATTCTCATTTTTTCCTAACCCAGTGTACTCTTTAGCCACTGAATTAAGATCATATCTAAATCTATTTTCATTAACTAACGATGCAACAGTCATTGTATCGACAATTGTTCCGTGGACCGTGAGCCCTAAACGACGGATCCAACATACATCGTACATGGCATTGTGAAAAATTTTCAGGGCAGGTGTTTTTAAAACATCTTCGAACCATCCCAGGACCTGTTTACGATTCATATTTGGGCCATTTTCATGAGCAATCGGGTAGTAGCCTGACCAATTACACACGGCAACTGCGATTCCTACAACATCACCTATTCCTCGGCAAGAAGCTGAGCCTTTGGTTTTTAAATCTGGATCTTTAGTTTCAAAGTCAATTGCGATTTCCTCATACTTAGATAAATCAGGAAATTCGTCTGGTTCAACCCATTCAGTTTGGGCTTTAAACAAAGGTGTTTGCATTATGAATAATCCCGTTCAATAATCATTTCAATATAGTGAATAGCTTTTTTCAAATCTTCCTTTCCTCCTTTATGTGTGTGTCTACAGATATATTTTATAGCATTCCCTTCCGCGAATAGCAACTTATTCTTGTTTATAAACTGACTAGGTTGAATCACCATGTCTTTGTAGTGAGATCCTCCGATTTGTTTTTTATACGCACTCATCTTCTTCCTTTTTCTTATCACCAGCGAAAAGATAACTTGAATCACCGTAAAGTTCCCATTCCCTTCTTTGAATAAATCTGTAAAATTCGTCTTCGCTCATAATATTAAGTATGGAAATTTAGTTTTTTGTTTTCCAGTGTCTAAAATGTATAATTCTTCTTGGGCTCGGGTAACACCTACATAACAAGTTCGTAGTTCTTCCTCTTCTTTTTCTACTAAACCACTATAATAGTTATGGAGAGAATAACCCCAATTGTTACAGATAACGACTATTTTTCTTTCCATTCCTTTAACTCCGTGGATACTTGAAATAATAATATCTGATTTACTCAAAGTTGGATCATTGTCGTAACAATTTTTTAAATAATTATTAAAATCCGTATCATCGTAAAATAAAGCATTGGGTTTTTTCTTAGAATATTTACGCGTTGTGCTAAAATTAAAAACATCAAACCACATTTTATTGATGTCAGCTAAAACATAATACTTTTCGCTTAAATCCTTAAAAGTGAATCGCGCTTCATAATCTTTAAATTCATCAGGACATGTATTTAAATTTATTAATGCTGATTTTTTACCTCTTTGCACAAGTCCGGGCTTAAAATGTTCAATTAAAGTTCTTACATCTGTACCCTTAATTCCATCCCCTGCCTTTAAAGCATCCCAGCTTTTCAATACATCTCTTGGTTTTTGAGGAAAACTAGATCTAAATCCGCCTTCACTTTCCCGTAGTTTATTCTTTTCTTTCCAAATAATACCTCTATCCTTTAAATGTTCTGCATATTGTTTACATTTATTCCAATCCCTTGCGCACATAATTGCGCTGGAATCAAACTTAATAACTTCAGTTAATTCTTCTGTATCATGAAGCATTCCAAGAACTCCCGGAAAATTTTCTTTACCACAACATTTTTCTGGGCACGGAAAATAATTTTTTCTATTTACACCACCTATTCTATGTTCTGGAGTTATGTCATTAATTATTTTTTGTGCAAGAGCATATATTTTTGTGGGTAATCTATGTGTGTGGGCAAGGAACTTTTTATTTTCCTCTCTGCAGGGCCATTTACGAAAAACTTTTGGGTTAGATCCTTTCCAACCATATATTCCTTGATCATCATCTCCGACCAAATATAATTCTTCTGTGGTTTTACCAAGTTTAGCAATAAACTTCCATTCAAGGGGTGTTAAATCTTGAGCTTCATCTAGAATGACAACTTTGTATTCACGAAAATGTACATTTGGAGCTAACGCATATTCTAACATATCTTCAAAATCGATCATATTATTTCTTTTTTTAAAAAGATTTAAGTTGTTAAAACAATATTTAATTTCACCGCGGTGTATTTTTGAGAATTTAAAGTCGTCGTGATTAGAATGAAACTCTAAAATTTTTTCTAAAGTTTTCTTTCTCGCATGTCTTGCATATCCAATTAATTTAAAAATTATACCAAATTTTTTATCTGTAGCTTCATCCCATGTAGCAGTGTCTTCATCTTCTCTATCCTTCTCTGTATCTAGCAAGACCCAATTGTCAGGGTCTGTTTTTAATTTTTTAATAAATTCACGTTTTGCTTTTAGATTAAAAACTTCTTTTTCTTTACAAGCAATATCTTTTCCATATTTGTGGAGAGTTTGAATAGAATTAAGTTGCTTTTCGCCAAAGCCAAATTTAGCCGCTGTCCTTTCTTTTAATGTTGTAACTGTTGCGTTGGCAAAACCTATCATTAATATTTGACTTGGTTGTAAACCTGCTTTAAAATATTTTGCTAAAATATTTACAACTTCAGTCGTTTTACCACAACCAGGTCCACCAATCAGTTTATATCTTTTTCTGTAAAATTGATCCATTAGTAAGGAGCCTCTGTATCTTGACCAAAATCTATATCATCTTGTTCTGTTTCGTCTTTATTAAAAGCGTTTGAATCCAAAACATAAACCCATTTTTTATTGTTTTTTTCAATGTGAAATTTTTCACGGCTTAAGCCTTTTAGTTTTTTTAACATTTGATGAGTTAGATCTTCTCCTATAGGCCATTCATGGGTTTTTAAATATTTAAAAAACCCATCAAATATAAATCTAACTTTCCCATCCTCATGATAAGGTCTATTAAATAAAATTTGTTTCTTTTTTGTTGTCTGTCTCAAATTAAAACAAAAAGTTTCTAGATAAGACTTTAACCTAAGAGCAGGTTGACTTTCTTCTGGAGCATCGATGGGAGTTGCCTTAGTTTGAAGAGCCCTAATTTGGTCATCCCAATTCTTGGTTTTTGGTGGGGTTTTCTTGATTTGATCTGTTGCTGCTTCTCGTGCTAATTCTGGTTTTACTAATTCTTTAGAACTAAGTCTCACCTCTTCTCCATTAAAACCTAAATACCAAATCACAGGGGTAGATTTAACATAGGACAAAGGTCCTAAAACTAATTCATTTGTTGCTGCTCCACCAACTCCAAATTTACGTAATATACATTGTTCCCTATTACAATGAGGTTTAAGCCAGTCAGAGTTACATCGATATGCATAATCTTTTTTTTCTCTTGACCCAATAATATTATTGACTTCAGTATAAGGAAGACCAGAACCAATTGGTTGAACAAATTTTTTATTATAATCCCCTACTTTATCTTTCCAATTCTCTGGATACCTTAACTTAATATATCTAGTCATATCTATTAGCGTTTCATTCCTTTGACTTTTCTCAATACCAAATTTTGCAAGAGCTTGCATACAAGGAGGACCATCTTTAAACCAATCTCCTGTTTCTCCTTCATCAATATTTGTTTTTAGCTTTTTAAGTTGCGCTGGCGTGATTTTGTTTTTTTCATATGCTATAAAAAATTCTTCAAGTGTCCCTTTGGTTCCGTCTCTCTTAATCATATATCTTTCTGTGTTTGTGGCGTTGTGATAAGGAAGGTTAATCCAGCTACCAGCGGAACCTTTTTCTAAATTTAAATATTTTTGAACTGGAAAAATTTTATCTGGTTTTTCTACTGCAAATATATGTTTAATCTCATGTAATTTTTCTCTCATAAGAAGAGCAGGGACAGGTTCCTCCATAAAAATATAAATGTGCACGCCTCCGCTCTTTGAGCGGAAAGGAGTTATTGGGACATTTATTGAGTTTAGTTTTTTAAATAATTCGATAATGGAAGGTTTATAGTTGTCTAAATCAATAGCCCCCCACACACATTGACTTTTCGTGTTAATAGGGCAAAGACCTAGACTATCAACTTCTTTTATTCCACTATTAGTTTTAATTTTGAATTTTTTTCCTTCGAGATGGGCTGTCCACATCTCTAAAGTGTGAGGGTAATTTGAGGTAAAAGATTTTCCGGCCTTTTTACCATTACCTTCTTCATAGTCGGCAATATGGTAACCAAATCTTTCCTCCAATCCTACAAATATCTTTCTAAATCGTTCTGAATTCATAATATTAATGGGGCGGTTTAAGTCTCCCGCTGCCGCCCCTTATTCCTCTGCAAAGGAAATTGTTAATAAGGTGAATCCGATTTAGATTCTTCAGTTCCGTGTTTAACGTTTACTAAACCTTTGACATTTTTTTCAGCAAAGTTTTTAGCAATCTGGTAAACATTTTTATCTGAAACTGGGCCAACTCTAGACACATCCCATCCAAACCATGTTCCTTTGTCATTAGACATTTGAACAGTTTTTAGATTATAAATGTGGCTATATGTAGGCGGTGTGAACAATCCGTTCTTGCCTTGCATTTTAAGCCCTAGCATTAATGAGTTCCAGTTCTTGCTTACCTTTAATTGGGTAGCTTTCATAGAAATTAATGCTGTTGATGGATTTTTACCCAAAAGAATCACAAAGTGATTAGCGGTATTTTCCAGATAATTACCATTTGGTAATCTATCCTTCCAATTTTTATCGCGAGTTACTTTGCTTAAGATGTCGCTGTCCGCTTTATGAATTGCTACAGGGGCACCAGTACTAGAGGCACCTCTATCTTGCCATTCGACATATTGTCTTTCATAATGGACAGGTATAACTTCTATACCTTTTTTCCCATCATAAACTTCTTTGGTTACGCTGTTTACAATCATTCCAGGTTCTGCTCCATTAATAAACTTAGCGTTCTGTTTATTAACTTCTGGAGATAATTGTCCCAAGACTTTCAGGAAAGGTAGCGCAAGATCGTCTTGCGTTATATTCTGAGAGCCAGCACCTGCATCAGCTTCAAAAATATTTGTAGCTAGTGCACCTGCATTTTCACGTTTCGTGATCTCTGTTTCTTTGTTCATGTTTATTGTTTCCTTGTTAGTTTGGTTCGGTTTCCTACGAACACATTAAAAATATCCACGGGCATATCTTTTCCATTTTCGATACGCTCACGGACTAGTGCTTTGAGAGTCATGGGCTCAACCTTCAACTTTTGTGTCGGTTGATACCCCTGACCCTTTGCAAGGTTAGCATATTCTGCCGCCTTGTTATCTTCACCACGTCCAAAGGAAACGGTGACATCATTTTTAATAATGTCCCCTAGGCCATTTTGGCGAAGCCAACTATACGCCGATTCTCTATTCTTTAAAGAGATATTCGCCGAATAATACGGTTTCACATCAACTGCAGATCCATCTGCAAGTTTGAGAGATGATAATCCCATTTCACTTAAAAGTGTGGGGATAACTTCTCCTGAAATTCGTTCAACTTCTTTTTCTTTATTTTTTAAAGCTTGTTCATCAGCTTTAACTTGATCTTCTAAATCTCTTAGCTTTTTAACCTGATCCGCTAGAGATTTAATATTTTCTGTTCGATCCAAAACTTCTGTTTGGTCTTTTTCGAAATCTATGTTATTCATCTATTTTTCCTTTCTCGTATAAATTGATTTCTAATGGATAATATACTTTCTCTTGTCTGTCCCATTTTAATAAATTAAATTTTCCATTGTTTATATCAGAAGCAATCGTGCATGCCAATCCTATAATTGCAGGATCTCCTGATAATAACAAATAATCTTTTGACGTGTAATTTTTTAATAATCTTCTCAATTCAAAAATCACTGGTCCAGGACTTAAAACAATTTGTGCATTCTCTTTTAAAAGAACTTTTAGTTTACCATACTTTAAAGCGCCCATAATATTAAACTTAGGACGACCAATACTGGTTCCTGGCAGCTCTTGTATAACATAAACTATACTTTCTTTTTCCATAATTACTTTCTTGACATGTTATAGGACTTTATTATATACATGTCAATAGAAAGAAGAAATGAATTATAAATTTAAAACGAAGCCATACGCGCATCAATTAAAAGCGCTTGAAATGTCCTGGAATAAGGAGGTCTTTGCTTATTTCATGGAAATGGGAACCGGTAAATCTAAAGTGTTATTGGACAATATTGCTATGCTTTACGATAAGGGTAAAATAGATAGTGTCTTAATTGTGGCTCCAAAAGGGGTTTACAAAAATTGGTATGACTCTGAAATACCAACGCATCTAGCAGATCATATTGATAAAAATGTCGTTCTTTGGAAATCTCTTATAACTAAAGAACAAAAAGATAAGTTGGATTCTCTATTCGAGCAAGATTTTACGAAATTACAAATTTTTATTATGAATGTTGAGGCGCTATCCACTAAAAAAGGGCTTGATTTTGCTCATCAATTTTTAAACGTTAAAAAAGTATTATTTGCTGTGGATGAATCTACTACTATTAAAAACCCAGGAGCTAAAAGAACTAGAAATATTATCCGTTTATCAACGATGGGCAAATATAGAAGAATTTTAACAGGATCTCCTGTTACTAAGTCGCCATTAGATTTATACACACAATGTTATTTTTTAGACCCCTTCTTACTAGACCACGCTTCTTATTATAGTTTTAGAACAAGATACGCAATTATGAGAACGGCTAACTTCAGCGGAAGATCCGTTCAAGTTGTTACGGGATATAAACATTTAGATGAGTTGTCAGAAACGCTTAAGTCTTTTTCTTACCGGGTTTTGAAAGATGATTGTTTGGACCTTCCACCTAAGACTTATATGAAAAGAGTCATACAGCTCACGCCTGAACAAAAAAGAGTGTACGAACAAATGAAAAAAATGGCTCTTGCTACCCTTAATGGTAAAATGGTGACAACAATGAATGTTATTACTCAACTCATGAGATTACAACAAATCACTTGTGGTCATTTTAAAGCAGATGACGGTTCAGTACAAAATATAAAGAGCAATCGTATTGATGAATTAATGGATGTCCTTGAGGAGATGGAAGGTAAAGCCATTATCTGGGCACATTGGCGTCATGACATTGACACAATTGTGGAGTCTATTGAGAAACGGTATCCAGGGTCTGTGGTAACTTATTATGGTGATACAACGACTGAAGACAGACAAAAAGCAATTAAGAAGATACAGGACCCAGAAAGTAAAGTTAGATTCCTCGTTGGCACCCCACAGACCGGAGGATATGGAATTACCCTTACCGGCGCATCTACCATGATTTATTATTCGAATGGATATGATTTAGAGAAACGTCAACAATCCGAAGCAAGAATTGACCGTATTGGTCAAAAGAAATCGATGACTTATATTGATATTATTGCGGAGGATACTATCGACGAAAAAATCGTGAAGTCCCTCCGCAAAAAAGTTAACATCGCCACTGAAATTATGGGCGAAGAACTTAAAGCTTGGATTTAATCCCTCAAAATGTAGGACATACGCGCGAGGCGTTGTAATTTTTGATATCCCTTATTTTATAGAAATTTTCTTTGGCCTTTTATCTTCAGGCGGACAGTATTCTAGTTTTATTTTAAGAATCCCGTCTTCCAGTTCTGCACCTTTCGCTTCCACGTATTCAGATAGTTGTAGCTTACGCGTAAAAGCTCTTTGAGCCATCCCTTTGTAGACATAGTCCTCCTTATCTTCTTTAGCTTTGCCTGTTATTTCTAGTATGCCATCGGTTACTTCGATATTAATATCTGATTTTTTATAGCCAGATAGTGACATCTCCAAAGTATATTGATCCGCCTTTGCATTCTTCTTAATATTATAATAGGGAAAACCCGTATTATAATGGTTAAGCAAAGAGAATCGATTGAAGATATCTTCAAAGCCGATTGCGTTGTTTAGGAATTTATTGATATTTATTAGATCAGTCATATAACCTCCTTTGTTAGACAGTTAATAATAGGGCCCCTAAAGCACCCTTGACTTATATATAATCTATTTTATGTAAATTGCAATAAGAATTATGAGTAAAATGATTAACTCATAACGTTTTATATTGCGTTTGAAAAATGTTTTAATTTTTTCCATTATGAAGTTCCTAGTAAAGTTAAAATGATAGCTCCTAATCCTCCCAAGAGCCAGTATAAAAATCGATCCATTTTGCTATGTAGTCGATCAATATCTTCGTGCATATGTTTTAAATGATTTTGTTTGATAGAAAATATTTCTCGCTTCAGACCTTTGATGTGCCCGTATAAAGCGATGATGTGCTCGCTAACTGTGTTAGGTTCTTTGGCCATTAAGCCATTCCCCTTTGTCGTAGTCTCATAGCTTTTTCCTCGTTGGATAGTAGAGCATTCTCAGTATGCGTCAACCCTGTTTGTGTAATATTTTGTGTATTCGCTTGAGCAAATTGTCTGGCGTCTATTCCTGGAGTCGCTGGTAATGGTGCTTGGCCAGTTTGTTCAAACCCTTCTGGGAGTTCTATTGGTTTTTGTTTACCTTTTAACCAATTTTTTGGTTTTATTCTCCATGGTTGATTAAGGGGCATATCATCCATAAGATCTTGAAGATCTTTTATGGTATCCTTAGTATAGTCATCGTACGTAGGAGGTATGCCATATTTTTCTTGCGTATACTCAAAACCTTTTTCGACTCCTTTACTTATACCCATTGAATACCATTCATTATCCATAATTTTGTCAAACAATTTTGTCTGACCTCTTCTCTTAAATGTATCTCTAATTGTATCTTCAGGTATACCTAAAAATAAAGCAGCATCGATGGTTCTTCTGATAGAGTTAAAAGTTTCGTATCTTTTCTCATTAGCTTCTATCATTTGTTTAATCAATCTATCGCCTTCAACAGGATCACCCGTTCGTGTCTTTTCCAACATTAATTTTCTTTGATTACGTTCCCTTGTCATGAACTCATTTAATTTAAAGTTTAAAGATCTTTCAATGTCTAGTGGAGCTGCTCTAAAGCCAAGTAAACCTAATAGTTCATCAGGTAATTCATACTCAACACCATTGATAGTCTTTCCTGAAAGAGCTGCTATCACTCTTCTAACGGCTGGAGCGGATCCAATAGAAAAATTCTCAACCAAGTGTTCCATTGTTTTAACTACCTTATCGCCCGGATCATCTTCTTCATTCCAGATTCTTGTTCCACGTCTATCTTCTCCACCTCTAGCAAAAATATCTGCCCATGCACCTACCCAGATAGCTTCTCCTATAAAAGGTTCCATTATTCTAGCCGTGGCTCTAGCCATACCTTCAGCAAGTAAAGGCATCATAGGTTTATCTGGACCCAATTCTATCGTTGTAAATAGTTCTTGAAAAGGTCCTATAAGCGTTTCATAAAAGAAACCTCTACTAAAATCGATGTATTTATATTCTCCATTTTCGTAGATAGGAAGAATTGTACTTCTGCTGGAAAAGTCTGGTAAAAATTCTCTCAATGCATCTAATTTTTTCTCTGTGAACCCGTAAGCTTGCATGAAGCCCCAAACAGCAAGAGGAGGTACCGTTGTTAAAGTTGTACCCATACCCACTAATCGTTGCCATCCCATTTTTGCAAAGACAGGATCATTTATTTCACTCAATGCTTGTCTTACTGCGTTTGGAAACGTTCTAATTTGTTCTGATGTCCAACCCACGAAATTACCTAGAGGAGATTTTCTAACGCCTTTTACAAAAGGAGAGACATAGTTATAGTTAGGTAACATGTCTCTAACATGCTTAGCTGCTTTTTGTAATATCTCGATGGAATCTATACTGCCACCAGGAACATCTTTTAATTTTATTTTTCCACTTTTCAATGCTGCTTCATATGCTTTTCTAATTCTATAAGACTCACCAAAAAAGTTAAATATTTTCCAAGCATCATCTTCTGCAATGTATAATTCTTGTGCGCCTTTTAAAAGCTTTTGTGTTTTAGCTCCTAACCGTTTATAAACTTTTTGTAAAAATCCTGTCTTAGCGGTATCTGAAATTAATAGTTCTACTTCTCGTGCTCTTGCACTTGAGTTAACCATACCTTCATCTAATAAGAATCTGTATAAACTGTTACCACCTTCTTCTATAAACTCTTTTCCACCAACCAGTTTGTTAGGATCGGTGGTATTCGCTCCATGCATTCTAGGTTTTGCAGCAGAGATATTTAATCCAGGTCTATTAGGTCCGAAGAATTGTGGCTGTATCGTTCTGTAAGCTGTTCTTATAGCTTTTGCTAACTCCGATGGAGGAATAGCAATGTTTCCTAAATAAACAGTCGTGATTGCTCCTGATGAAAAGTTTCTAGCGTGAGTAAATGGACCACCCACCGTTTTACCCGCTTGAACTAAACTTTTTGGTATTAAGACACCCCATTGATACAAAGCCGATTTAGTTATAGGACCCAGTGCATCTTTAGATCCATTAATTAACCCGTTTGCAATGGCTTCTGTGGTAAACATACCATTGATGGGTGGTGTATAAGCTCCTTTACCTAAACCACTCGGTAGGTCTAAACCTGCTTTGATAACAGGTGAGTATGAGTTACGAAATGCATTTACAGCTTCATCGTATGAGTTGTAAACAATACCTCTTCTACCATTATTAATCATATCCGCAGATTGTTTTTTAATAAAATTATAAAAACCATCCCTCGCGGTTACTTCTGCCAGGTCATAGGTTACATTAGATATAATGTTTTCAGCATTTTCGTAAGAGCCAAATAATTTCTTAAACGCTTCAAGATCACTTTTAGTCTGGATTAATCCTCCGGTTTTATCGGGTTTAAACTTACCTCCGCCCGTTATGTTTTCAGCAATGTTCTTTGTAGCTACTGCTTTTTCATTAAGAGGGTCAACGAGTCTTGTTCCGAAGTGAAAGACAGGAGTCTTTGTTGTTTTATCTAATCGTGCATTTTTAATAATGTCATTAACCATGGATAAAGCTTCGCCTTTAGATAAAACCTTTTTGTTTTCTTTTGCAGACCTCATAAATATTCTAGCCACATCATCTTTAATGCTTGCAGCGGGAGCAAACTCATCAATTGCCTTAACAGACTTGTCTCCGAAAATTTTAAATTCTGTGCTTAAACTATTTCTAATTCTATCGTTCCATAGATTTGTGAATTCATTCTTAGATACGTTTACATTTTTGCCTTTATATATAATGTTTAAAAAATCAGCCCATGTTTTTTGAACATTAAAAAATTCGTCCATGAGAGCCACTGCATCGTCACGATTTATTTTAAGATCCTTTGTCATCGTATTCATGAATTCATTAGTCGCTTTAACACTGTAGCCCTGAGGAATTATTTTTTTATCTTTAACTATAAATTTTCCTCTGTTCATAAATCTAACTAAAGCGTTAGAAAGAGAATCAGTCAGACCTGAAGCTCTTGATGCCGGTAATGCTTTTTTCTCAATAGTATTAATAATTCTATCGAATCTTTTTAAGTAATCTCTTGTTAGAATTTGAGCAGATTCTTTTGCTCCTTCCATTCTTTGAATAGCTTTAAATTGCTCAGCCTCAAAAGGTCCCCTAGCTCTGAAAGGTCTACTTAAAACTTTATCAACTCTACGATTAAACGCTTTATTACTATATTCAAGGACTCTACTTTTTTTCAAAATCAAATTTCCAATTCTACCTCCTTGAACTATAGCTGGAATAATAGGAAAAGATAATTCAGACCCCAACTTTAATTTATTATAGAGTTGTCTTATGGCATCGGACTTAGCATCTTTTGCTCTTTCTCTATTCATGGCTAGATACTCACCTTCGTTGAATGCTAGATCTCCTAACGTGCCAACGTCTTCAGCTTTGTAAATAACCGAAGCGGTTCCTAATCCACCACCAACAGCGGTTGCCCAAAACTTTTGTCTGTCTGATAATTTATTTAAGTCTTTTATTTTTTTAGCTGCTTTGTATAGGTTCGTGTTTCCTGTTGCTTTAATATATCTGCCTTTTCTATAGGCTTGCACAGCTTTATTGAAAACCCCTGTTATTTTTTTAGTCATGTGTATGGCAAACTTACCTGCAGTTTTCCAACCACCATAAAGTTGAACACCTAATTCTACTAATCGTCCCATGGCACGTTCTCTAGCAATCTCTTCAGAGTGCTTCCCAATCATACCAATGTAACTTTCTTCAAAGACTTTATTAAATTTTGCTAAATTGCTTTCATCAATGGGTATGCCTTCCTCGGCAAAAGCATCTTTGATCATGGCACCAAACTGAAAATATCCTGCACCAATTTTAATAGTACCAGAGATAAGTGAAGCCATGATGGCTTGACTAACACCAACGTTATTAACATCTACATCAAAAACACTAGGTTTCTTTTTTTCGGTTGGTCTTTCTGGATCTTCTTTTTCGGCTAATGTATAAGCTTTAGCTTCTCCTGTAACTTCACTTTTAATAGCGGAACCTATGTCACTGAACTGTTCTTTCATCTGTTTGAATCTCTCTAAGGGAGGATCAAACATTGGGTGATCTGGATCTTCTTCTTTTTTTGCCTTTAGATATGCCTCGCCACCATATTTTTTATAGTAGTTGACTTCTTTTAAAGTATCTTTGACTCCTTCAAAAATCTCGCCAACTATATTTCTTCTTTCTTCTACGACTTTTTCTTTATCTGCTTTCGCTTGTTCTTTTTCAAGAATTTTATCGTATTCTTCCTGCTCGGATAAAACTTCTTTGACTTTCTTTTCCTCGTTTTCTTTTTCTTCTTCGATAAGTTTTTGAGGATCAAATACAAATTTTTGTACCATAGAGCCTCCTAATCAAGAATTATTTTTGTAAAGGTTACTGCTTCGCCTGCTTTGCTTGTTCTTTTGAAAAGATCTCCTGTTTGAGCATCAAAATAGATCTGTCCTGATGAATAAGTTTTATCATAATTGCCATTTACTAATATTTCAACGACTTCACCATCATTATTTCTTTTAACGGCTTCTATATGATTTGGTTTAATATAAGTTTTTGTCCTGTTTAGATCTCCTCGAACATCTTCAGGATAAGCATCTGTTTCTATGTTATAAATATGCTGAGCAACGCCTTTGATCATACCTGCAGGAACTTCTTGGTCTCTTGCAATCATCAGTTCAAGTTCTCTGATTCGATCCGCTTTTTCTTCACCCGGCATATCCATTACGCCGTATATTTTTTTCTGTAATAATAATTTAATACCTTCTGCTTCAGTTTTAAATAAACCCGATTCAACACCAGCTTTTACATCTTTCATTAAGGCAGATAACTTATCTTCGTCCATGTCTTTAATAAGACTAGCAATTAAAGCTCTATCCTCGCTAGTTTCTTTTTGTTGGTAAGCTGTTTCAAGTTGTTTGGCTTGTTGAAATCTTCCGAAAGGTTCTTTTGCTGATTTAGCAGCGGTTGAAAAAATGCTTCCTGATGGTGTTGCTGATGCAACGTCTAAACCAAAATCAATAAGAAAA